AACTTCTCATCCAGATTTGTTCCCTAAGACCACTTAATGGTTTTAATGAGAATCGGTCGCTTAAACCAGTCCGAGAATTGCCCACTAGTTGGATGTGGGACTGAGGTTGTATTTTCACTGCCAACCACAACAGGAGCTTCATGCTCATCAAAATTAATCAAAGTTTCAGCAAGTAAATTCTTTCCCTCCGATTTATACTCATAGTCGAAGGTAGGAGATTGTTCAAATGCTCCAACCACGGCAACCTTAAATAAGGTCTTGGGGGATTGCCCCTGGTTGTAACTTTTAATCCTCTCTCGCACACTAGAAACATTCTCCAATATAGTGCGCAATAAGTAACTACTAAAAGTTTGTTCTTTTGGTTCTTGACATAGAACGACATGCCATGAGGCGCACCAAGGTGCACCACAATCAAAATCACGGGGCCAATTCGCACCATCAACTCCCTGTTTGTGCAAAAGGCACAAACCTTTATAAACTTCGTCTTGGAAAAAGACCCCCATGAGCGCACTCACTAACTGTGGCAGAACACACATCGAGTTCCATGAGACGTGAGCGCAAGCTGCTTCAAGGGGGGCATCTTTCCCAAAATAGGATAGTGCAATGTGCCCCAAGAGTGGTACCAACCGAGCTAACGCAAGCTGCGTGCAAGTAAACCCTGGAAAGAAACTTTCAACCACGGCTTTCCGACCCACAAACAACAGGAATTCCAAACCGCCAACCACACAGGCTGACGCCTTCCAACCCCAACGCTTGCCCACATAGTACCGCACCACTTCCTCAATTACAGGAGAGATGATGGCTGTCATAAGACTGTTTCGCAGTCCAGTGCAACTTTCCTGATACATAGTCTGCGAAAAGGCACCGCATAGAACGCTTCCGGGCACTAGGCCTGCAAACAGGGGCACCTTTGCCAATGAAGAGACAAACATAGTGCTATCTCTCCTCCATTTGGCAACGTAATCATCCCAAGATGGAAAACCGCGCTCTGGCATCCACTCATCTAAATGAAGTTCAACCACGCAGTCTCTGAAAATTGGGTCCCAGTGGTCAAAGAATTCTCTTCCATGGAAGAACAATTCCCAATGTGCACTAAACAAACAATTAACACAATGGGCTTTGGGTGAGAGAACTTTCGACTTAACCCACACAGATAATTGCTTCTTGATAGTTTCTATCTCAATGGGACAAACGTGACAGCCCACCTCTGGTTCCCATCGCCACTTCCGCTTCAAAAATGAGACCTCTCCGATCGGAATATATGGGACACTCTCAGTCTTCTTGTCTGCCATTGTATACTTAACGCCAATTCCACTGAGAACTTCACTGATGGCTGTGTGATTAAACCAAGGAGCGCTCGCCGACACACCTGCTGAGTTGTCATCACCATACGTCATGAGAGCCACATTCTTCTTGAACGATCTAACCTCTTTAGCAGGGTTAAGATGAAAATATGCATATCTCATATACAGACTATTGACAATTCCATTCAAGATGACTGTCAACGGCCAGCCTGATGGATTCGTTCCAAGGAAACGTATGAGATCTCCAAAGAAGTCACAGACGGGAAAGTTCACGTCAGCGCAAATACCTGACAAGATTTTCAAATCATCTGCTGTGAATGCTCCTGAAGCAACGCAAATAATCAAAATTAAATTGAGTGCAGCACGCACCACCTGTGCAGCCATCTTCTTATCAAAGGCCGAATAATCCCCTGCTACTAGACGATCCGTACCAAATTGAGTCAGATAACGGTATATTTCCTCCCACTCTTGCGATTGCGCTGCTGTACCCGGTCCTGCCTCAAATA